GCGATGGTTGCGAAAAGGAGAAAGCTGACATGACCTCCGACATCGACGCCGAACTCGACGCGCTTGAGGCGAAGTTCAAGGCTGAAGCACCCGGTGCGCCGACCGCCGAACAAGGCAGTCCAGCATGGCTCCTTGAAAGGGTCGGCCACTGCACTGCAAGCCGCTTCAAGGACGTGATGGATGTAACGAAAAAAGGCACCGAATCCGCGAAGCGCAGGAACTACAAGACCGACGTGCTGCTTGAGCGGCTTACGGGTAACGCAACCGAGCATTTCGTGAACGATGCCATGCAGGCAGGCATAGACAACGAACCGCTTGCCCGGATGGCATTTGAATCCGCAACCGGCCTGATGGTTCACCAGGTAGGCTTTATCCATCACAAGGAAATCAAGTTCGTCGGCGGGTCGCCGGATGGCTACATTGATGAGGATGTCGGCGTAGAGTTCAAATGCCCGCAACCGACCGAGCACGTCCGCATTCTTTTGACCGAAGACCTAAGCGATTATCTGCCGCAATGCTACGGCCTCATGTGGATTACGAACCGGAAGGCATGGTGGTTCGTTAGTTATTGCCCGCAGATGCCGAAAGGGTTGCAGCTATATATGAGGCGCATTCTGCGCGATGACGACTACATCGCAGAACTCGCGGGCAACGTAATCCAGTTTCTGAGCGAGGTTGAGGAAATGCACAAGCGCCTGATCGCGCTAACCGAACCCGAAGCGCCGGCTGACGCCGATTCTTCTGTTACTCCCCTTTCAGAAGAACAGCCGGACGCTGCGGACCAAACGGAAAGGGCGGCGACGTGACCAAGGACGACAAAGAAGCCCTCGCGCGGTTTCGAGAGCAGTTCAGCCATCTGCGGAGGTTTAAGGGCGAGGAATGGTTGAGCTACATGCTGGATGCTTTTAACCTTGGCCGACTGACCGGCCGGAACCAAGCGAACCAGCGCGCAAAGAAATGGAAGCGATGAAGCGCAGGGTCTACGGCTACGGAATTGTCGGTAAGTCGGGCGCTCCGTGGTGGGATGAATCATGCGTGTGCGAGGACCGCGAGCCATTGGATGATCAGGTTGATATGCTGAATGAACCGCCGCACCCGGAACACGCCGATACTCCTTACCGCGTAGTCAGGCTCTTCTATTTGTCGAAAGGGAAGCGATGAAGCGAAAGGCGAAGCCGATCAAGGCGTGGGCGATCATGGACGGCGACAAGCTCGCAAAGCTCTACGTGTCAGGGCATCAGTGGAGTATTTACGATAAGCGTGATGTTGCTCGCGTAAACTTGCGGGGTTACGGACCGACTTCGTTTCGCATCGCCAGCGTCGAGATAAAGGAAATCAAGTGAGCGCGAAGACCGAGAGGGCGGTCGTCAGGGCGGCGATGGCAAATTATCGAGAGTGGCGGCGGAATCATCCGGTTTCGCATGATTTCGTTATCGCGCGCAACATGAGCGAAAAGAACGTGCCGGTTGATCTACTACACCAAGCGACAAGGTATCTTACAGGAGAGGTATCAACCGCGCCTTCGTTTGCGTGGCTTGAGCGATGGAGAGCCATGCTCGCCGCCGCCCCCGATCTGCGCGAGGAAAACAAGCGCCTGCGTGCGGAGATTGCGGCGTCGAGGTTGGACGCGGAGAGATTGGATTTCCTTCAGAACATCGCCGGCCCCGGAACCGCAATAGACATTTACGCAACTTTCACGGAAATACAGGTGGCTGATTCATACCCCGGAGATGGCACACACACACTTAGTAAAGAGCCAACTTTGCGAGCCGCAATCGACAAGGCGCGGGAGTGGCGATGACCTATCGCTCTCCCGATAACCGGCAGCGAAACGAGGACTGCGCGCTCATCGCCGTCATCTGCCTTGCCGGAATAACGTTCGTCAGCCTGATCGCTTGGCTGACCGGCGAGGTCTTCGGGTGGTGGCGCTAAGGTTTTGACTGCGCCCAAGCCTTAGCGGTATTCAGGTCTACGGTTGCCGCTGTGCATTCGTCAGCGATTGCCCGAACTCCATCAACAACCTTTCCAATCGTTCCGCCAAGGTCGGCCCGGTCGTAGCAGGCAAGGTCAGGACGGCTGGAGGTGGCGGGGGCTGCGGACACAAAGCCGCTACTGGGACGTTGTGAGCGCAGGCTGTTAAGAGCAATGGCAAGAGCAGACTTGGTGCGAGCGTTTTCGGCATTGGCTTTCTCCATGCGTGTTTTGTTCTGTTCGTCGGTGAGCTTTGCGGCAGCTTCCTGCGCCTCTCCTACCGTCTTAACCTTGTCCACGAACGCGGCATGTTCTGTCTTGCAGGTTTCAAGCCTCGACGACTGCACCTTAACCGCCGCGCCGAGCCCAAGGATCAGGACCCCGGCAGCAGCCGCGCCGATCAGAGTGGGAGAGATGGGGATCATGCCAAAAACAACTCCGCTTCGGCCTTCCTGCGCCTAGTTAGTCCCGCCATTACCTGACCTTTCGCCTTGTTCCATCTGGCGAACTCCTGCGCTACCAGTTCGTCATCGCCGGCAGCGTTCAGCTTTGCGAGCAGCGTTGACTTGCCGAGTGCCCCGCACCCAAGGTTATGCACGAACGAGCAGAGCGCGTCGAACTGACCCTGCGTGAGCGTGACCTTGACCGAGTTGTTGACGCACTTCTCCGCTTTCTCTATGTCGGTTCGCAGGAACTCCACGGCTTGGTCCTGCGTGATGTGCAGCCCGGGGTAAACGTCTGGACCAGTGTGCCCGTATCCAATCGTCCACGGCTCTGCGCCGGTAGCCGGATCGCCGTAGGCTTGCAGCTTGCAGCCTTCGTATTCGCAAATCAGTTCGATGCCAATATCTGAGATTTTCACTTAACCTCCGTCGTCTTTTGCGTCGCCGTGGTCGTGGTCGTTGTCTCGCTTGAAGACCCGCCGTACTTCATGTTCATCAGCTTTTTGAACAACTCCGGCGCGATCAACACCACGAACAAAACTGTGAGCGTATCCCACTGCTTGATAATCGTTTCGCCGTACTGCAGAATCAATTTGACCGCCAGCCATTGCCCGATGAGTGTTCCGACCTTGGTTGGGGATAGCCTGCCGCTTTCATCCCGCACCAAATCATTCAGATCCCGGCGCAGGATGCTGCCGCGCTGCTCAGACCTTTCGCTCACAGCCATCCTATATGCTTCGCCAGCGCGGCAAAGGCCCCAATCGGCAGGATGATCGCGGTCCCGATCTTCCACAGCTTCACCGTGCCGTCAAGCCAGTGCTCAACGCGGTTCGCGACGCAGATCAGCTTTTTTAGCCGCGCATGATCGCCGTCATCTCCGTTGTTGTCACCAAACAACGCCGCATGAACCTGCTCGAGCCGTCCGTGCGCGACCTTCTCATCTTCCAAGTGCGGCCCGTAGGAGTTTTGTATCCACGAGTAGAACTCATTGCGGGTAAACGGCTCGTTGTCCACGAATACCTCCATGATTGTTGTTCCTTGTTATTGCTCCAGCGCTTTAGCCGCCTGCTCGATTGAAATCCCAAGGTCGTAGCGCTCGCCCGACAGCCGGTAAGCCGCTTCGTGCAGCGTCATGCCGCGCCGTCGTAGCTGGCGGTAATCACGATTGGGTCTGCGCCGACCGCGATTGCCGGTAAGTACAAGGTGGTCCCGGCAATACACCCGGCCCCTATAGCAACGGCTGTAGACATATTTGCAACCTGCACGTCAGCCGAATTTAATGCTGCAGAAACTGGTAAATCTAACAAGGCCGTTCCGGCGGCGCAGTTAATTGATACCGTGTCTGACAATCGTATATAGAGATTGATTCTGCGCCCGTGCCACTCGAATTTTGAGACTTTAGTTAGCACCCCTCCCAAAGTCAGACCTGATGTGTCAATCGTGAAAGACTGAAAATCACCTGTGTTGTGGTAGTTAGCGTTAGTGCTGGTCGTGATCGTCCAATTTGCCTGATTGCCGATGATCGTGTTACTTGTCGATGTCCCAATAATGGCAATGAGGTTCTTGCCGTGGATGTATGAGTTTTGAATTGTGCCAGCCGCCTGCAACCCATGTGCTACTACCTCTGAAATCTGGTCAACGTGCAACGAGTCCAGTGTTACGTTAGCGTGAGCAAAAATGGCCCGCGTCTTGTTGGGGATTCTAAAATTTTTAATTGACCATCCGGTGCATGTTCTTACTGTGTCGCCAAAATAAACACCATAGTTTTGATCGTCGGCGGCGTTTTCCCCAGTTACCCCGTCCAGCGAGCAGTTATCGCTGGCCGCGTTGGTGGTATCCACGTAGACTAGAGCGCGGCCAGCGGCAGCTCCGGTCGAGGCCATCATCCAGCCCCCAAACCACCTAACCGCCGAAGCGGCTTCTATATAGAATGCATCGGCTTGTGCATGACTTGAATTATTGTAAAACGAACCCCCGTAAAAGTTGTTGATAAGAGTAGACTGCGCGCCGGTCGCTATGGTTATGAACGACGAGGACAAAGACTTTATGTTATATCCGGTTATGCAGACAACAGCCGATGCGCCGGCGGTATAAGAGTTGGTAAAGAGACACCCGACGTAATCGATTTCCTCCGCCCCATAGTTGTAAAGCACGGCAGTCGTGAACTTGCCTGTTGCTCGACAATTTAGAAACCGATGCTTACCCGCTGTTCCGGCTGAAGCATCACGCGCGAAAAACCACCCAGTACTTGGTATTGTTGTCGAGTCGGTTCCTATGCAGAAGTTCTCGAATGTAAGGCTCGGATTCCCGGAACAATCAAACATATGCCCGGTGTGTTTGCCAATTATCTGTGGGTCGTCGGCCCCTCCTGTATCTTGCCCACCTTCGCATCGAAAGATAATTCCGCGCTGGCCGTCGGTAGCGCCCCTGGTAAAATTTAATGGTGATTCCAGCAAATAATACGCGGACGGTGGAGGAATGATGACTGTTCCTCCATTTGCTTTGACCGCGTTATACGCGGCCTGAAATGCTGCAGTATCATTTGTTACGCCGTCCCCCGTCGCGCCAAAGTCTGTCACACTGACAGAAGGACGCACTTGCTCAAATGTCGCTTTAGTCGTGACCCCGTTATTTACAAACGGGAAAAAACCTCCGGTATCTATTGGGCTGGCAGAGGTCGGAGTTAAAGCTGTGAGATCAGAAATTTTGATGTTTGCCATTATTGTCCTATGCAGAAAGGATTCCGATCCACGCCGTTGTTGATACCGCAAAGTATAGGCAGGATGTATTGGTCGGAAGCGTATGCCCTGTGTTGGTAGCAAGGCCGTTGATTGCAGCCCCCGCGCCCGGATAGACCGTAATCGGGTTTGCCCCTCCGTTGTAGACCGCCTGAATATCTCCGGAGACAGGAGCTGCGTAGAGCTTGACGCCGGTAGAAGCCGCCGCCGTCGTAACCTTGTTTGCGGTTGCCGCAAGCTGTAAAGCGTCCGATTGACCTGTGCCCGCCGCCGTCAGGGATGTTGCGCCAGTGCCCTTGATTCCGTTCGAGCCCAACACCTGCTCATAGCGCACGGAGTCACCCGCCGCAGAAGCCGCGCCAAGGCCCGTAAACTTGAAGCCAGCCATCGGCATGTTTGCCGTGATCGTCTGCGTGCCGTCCTTCAGCACGCAGGAGGATAACGCTGTGGCAATGTCGTTGAGCGTGTTGTTGGCCCACGAAATCGTTATCGTGGTCGCTGTGACTACCGGATTACCGGGTGTGTAGAGCGAGTAGGTTCCGCTTGAGAATGCCATTATTGCTGTCCTTGTTGCAGTGCTTGTATATAAGCTCGTATCAGCGCATCTTCTGCGCTTGCCGGTATGCTTGAAATGCTCTTGGATACGCGCCCCGCTCCATAATCCGGCATCCCATGTTTCAGTTGGTATGATTTCGATAGAAGCAGATCACGAATCAACATCTGAGCATACGGCGTCGCGATAGCTCCGGCGACACTTCCTAAGGTCGCTCCCGGAGCGCCGCCAGCTAAGGCACCAAATCCACCGCCCATTCCGCCGCCCATCATGGGAGCCAAATTATGCGCCCCTGGAGTGCCAACACTTTCAGGTTTCTGTACCGCCTTCGGAAATCTATTTCCCATAATAGCGGCAGTTTCCAGTTCGCCAGTTAGCGGCACTCCATTGGCCTGCGCCCTTGCCAATTTCATCGCACTGACTTCTCCGGTATCGGCTGGATTCAAAGCCCTGATAACGTCGTGAATCTGCGCTTGTTCTTGACGTGATTTCCGCAATTCCTCTATTAACTGAGGTTTCCCTGCTGCCCGCGCAGCGTTTTCAATCTCCATCTCAAGGAGTTTTGATTTTTGCACATTGGATTGATATGCCTTGTATGCAGCCGGATCGCCTTGTTTTTCAAAGTGCCGCCAGTGCTGCTTTGCATCCAAGCGAGCCGATCTTAATTGTTCCAGCAATTTCGCCGGTTCTTTGGGAGCTTTCCCGAAAATTTCAGACGGAGGACCCCATTCCGTATGGTAGTCAAATCCTTTTGTTTTGGGGCGTGCGGCAGGCAATGCGGCAATATCCGTATAGGGTCTTGCGCGCTGTGCTGCAACGGCCTCCAAAGCGTCTTCCGTAAGCGCCGCTTCAGGCGGTAATTTCAGCTGTTTTCTTATTCCGGAACCCACCACTTCTTCGTTACGAATAGACGCGTCTTGACCGAGCGCCTGTTTCCCGCCGAGGCTTTCCATGATTCTGTTGCCCATCGTTGGGTTGGTGGTTCCGGGCGGAATAACATAACCGGCACTACGCACTCTTTGCATAGCCTCGGTCAGCGGGGCTTTTTGTTTCCTCAGTTGATCGGCCAGCGCGAGTTGTTTGTTGGTGTAAGTTTGGGCGCCTTTGACTAGCGGAGTAGTCGATAGATTTGCTATTAATCCAGCGACAGGACTCCCTGTATTTTTCTGGACCGCGTGTCCCAACAGGTTTCCGGCAGACCCCATCAACATACCGGGAATACCTCCGGGCGCCCCTGCCACCGCCCCTTGAACTCCTGCGCTTAAATATTCCTCGCCCGGAGTTTGAGGGGCGTCTTGTGGTTTGATTGCCCCGAAATGTTCCATCGTTCTGCGAACCACATCCGGTGTTTTGGTTTGCTCGGGAAGCAAGTTTCCCTGCACCATTGATGGAATCGACTTCGCGATATTCCATGCGTTGACTGGGGCATTAAGAAACATATCCGGAATTGATGCTACAGCAGACATGGCGGCGTTTTGCACAACCGCCTGTTTTCGAGATTGGTCAGGATTGCTTTTTAGATTCAGGCCGAATGGGCCGGAAGTAGTGGTGGCAGAATGCCCCTGCTTTTGCGAAAGCACTTTTTTTACAGTTGCCTGTATGACATCAGGCGAAGTCCCGTCTGGAAATTCCAGCGGAGTGCCGTTCGCGTCAGCCCTGATGGTCATGGTATTGGGTTTCCTTGTTCATCAAATCTTAAAACCTTACCACCGCCGCTATCGAGTCTCATATCAATAATAGGGTCGTACGGAAACTTAACGCCCCTCGCTATTGCGGAAGACACTTCCTTGTTATGAATAGCAACCTTGTCTTTCATAACCCCGGCAAAAGCATCAAGAACTTGTGGCAGCGCGTTAGGATCAGTCCCCAAGTTACCTAAAGCCTGCTGCATAATTTGCTGTTGCATTTGAGATGGTTGTGCATCCATCTTCTTTAGGTTGTCCATAATGTTGAAGAATATTCTGGTACGAAGTTCTTCCGCGCTTTTCACCCCTTCTGTGTTTATGTTGGTCCCAACACGGTTATTTAAAAATTTCGCCGCCCCTAGCAACGCTTCCCCTGCTGGCCCCATAAACCCAGCCGCCTGGGGAATAAGTGCCTTTGCTGCCTCGATGCTCTTGATGGCGACAGGAGCCTGTTTTAACTGGTCGTAAGTGGCGCGCGAGCTTTTAATAAAATCTTTTTGCGCTTCTTCGCTCGCTGGAGTAAACGCGTTTACGTTAGTTTGCACGCGTGTTGCTCCTGCCTGTCGAAGTCCTTTTTGATAATCTTGAAACGGTTTGTTAGGCGTTATTCCGCCTTCAGGAGTGATCACAAACGGCTTATTAGGATCATTCACTACGCCACCAGTCGGAAGAGCGAACGGATTGTAAACCTGCCCTCCCGGAGCAATTTCTTTTTTGACTGGCTGGGGTATTGGTGGCGCATTCACATCAGGTCTGACGAACCGTGTTTCTGGCGCACCAGTAGGCCCGGCTGCCGTAACCGATTGAGCCCGCGCGGGTCCGGTAAACAATGGTAAACCAGCCCCGGTTACTAAAGTCGCTTCAGGTCCGACAACACGGCGTTTGTTTTCTTCTTCCATGCGTTTTGTAATTAACGCCCTTGCCATCGCCCTAACTTCCGGGGTAGCGAAGGACCCGAGATCAGACATGCCCAACTGTCTTCCGGGCACTGCGGGCTGATCAGGCCCAACGCCTTCATGATAAGCCACGCTCTTGACGCCGGGTTGAGCCGGGCTTCCTTGCTGTATCTCGCCAAATTTTTTGTAGTCAGCGGCGGTGTCGCCGCGTATGCGCGCGGCAAGCTCGCGCTGCAACTGAGTCGCCTGGTTCTGGCCATAAGCTCCCACTGCGCCCTGCGCTACCTTCGCCGCGCCCTGCCACGGGCTGATAGGCACCGCGAAGCCGCCCGGAGGCGTAGGAGGCGCTTCCAAAGGCTGCATAGCCTGCTGCTGCAAAGCCTTGGCCATAGCTCTGCGGCGCTCGATGTCGCCCAGTTCTGCGGCATAATCGAAGCCTACGTTTTTGATGAAACTAGCGTTTTCAGCCATGTCAGACACCCATGAATGGCAATCCGTACTTCATAATGGCGCCCTGCCCCAATGCCCCGCCTAACCCGAACAATCCGCCTGTCATTGCGTTCTGTGATTGAATTTGCTGGTTATAGGCGGCCTGATCCCATGCGCCAGTCGCCTGCGCAGCCCCTAGATAATTCGCTCCCGGCGTTGGAGAAAACTGCGGATTCTGAATCTGCGCGCCGGTTCGCAAGCTCGCCAGTTCGTTGAATGGCTGCGCGCGAGTCGCGGTTGCCAGTTGATAGGTCTGCGGCATGGTGGAGATTGCCGCAAGGTTCGCCTGCTGGTAGGCATCATTCTTTGCCGAGTTGAAGTCCCGCATGGCGTTATCGTAGCCTTCCATGCCGGGGCGCAGGCCCTGATTAACGAGCTGATTTTCTGTCTGCCCGGTGCGCTGCGCCCATTGCGGATCTAGCCTTGAGGTGATAGCCGAATACGCTTTGTCAGCGACATCCGGAACAGACGATAAATCCAGCGGCTTGTTATAAGTATCCTGAACGTTGCCCAGCGTTCCCGCTGTCACATCGGCCAGGTTGTTCGAGAGGTTCAGCTGCTTGCCAAGCGTTTGTTCTGCGGTCGGCGTCAGGCTGATTTTCGAGGCGTATCCGCTGGGGGCCGTTGGGCTTGCCGAATAAACCTGCGAGCCGTAGGGCGTGTACTGATCCGACATCTGGCTCGTCTGCGTTGCCTTGGCGGCAGACGTGTAATCAGGCGCGGGAGGTGGACTCGGTGAGTCCTTGAAGCAAATCCAGCCGCCGCCAAACTTAGGCTGCGGGGCGAAGTAAATCGGATCGAATTGGTTTCGCATAAGGCTCTCTCAAAAAACGGCAATCCGCTTTCCACATCCGGTAGATCAGCAGATTCCCGGTGGGATGCGCGCCTTCAAGGGTAGCCTCAAGGACGAATCCTAGATGTTCATCAAATCGTCTTGCCTGCCAGTTTCCTTCTCCGACAAGGCCCGTAATTCTCTTTACCTTCGCCTGGTTGAATGGATAGTCAAAGCACGTCCACAGGTATTGCCGCGTCATCCAGTGCCGTGAACCATCGCTTGCAACGTGCATCTGGATATTCACACCGTTGAACTCGTTGAAGACGACCCCTGCCACAAGCCTGCCTTCGCGCCCCCAACCGATGCCGACCGCCGCACCGAAGTTGCCATGCTCGTTGGTCTGAGCAGCAACCCAGCGCACGACTTCATGGCCGAGGACGATCATAAAATGCCGCCCTCCTCCCAGACGAGCGTCGAATTGACCCAGCGTAGCTCGCTTTCATTCACCGTTGCGTTGAAGGCCGGCGCAAAAGCGTTCCCGATTCCGCGCGCACCGTTCCAGCTCTTTCTCAGATCAATATCCGGCGCCCACAACGATTGATCCCATATGGCTGAGTCCCACATCGCGTATCGGGAAGGCTGCACGATTACTTGCTCAGTGCTGATGCGGCTTTTGATCAAGCTCAAGTATTACGAAGCCAAGAACTTCGACACGACGGCAGTCTACCGTGACTTCATGGCGCAGAAAGACATCGCCAAGGCGAATGATGCCGGAAGTGCTACGCTTAACATGGTGCCGCGTCCCGCCGATGTTTTGATCGGCTGGAACAACATTCCTGACAGCAACTACGGCGCATGAAATCGGTTAATACATTGCGGCAAATGCGGGCGCAGAAAGCGCAGAAAAAGCGCGCAATCACAACGACGCTCCCTGCGCCGATCGGCGGCCTTAATACGCGCGACGGGCTTGCGCTACTGAAGCCGGATGAGGCAATCAATCTAACCAACTGGTGGGTGACCGGGCTTGATGTCAGAGTAAGAAACGGCTATGTCCCGTGGTCTGGTTCGTTGAGCGGGCATGTCGAAACTTTGTTGTCGTATTCCGGTGCTGCCACAAACAGGTTGTTTGCAGCAACATCGTCTGGAAACATCTACAACATTACTGGGGCCGATGAATTTCTGACCGATGAATCTGGGAACTATTTGACCGCAGAAAATGGCTATCAGTTTGTCGTCGATAGCGCAAACAGCGTTTTGAGCACGAGCGGCCTTTCCAACGGAAGAATTCAATACATCAATTTCACCACTACCGGGGGAAACTACATTCGTACCGTCAACGGCGCAGATTATTCGAGGGTCTATGACGGAACCAGTTGGCACGCTGACGGCGATGGAGCTCCGTACGATGTCACAGGCGTTGATAGCAGGAACCTGATTCATATCAACATGCACAAGAACCGCATCTGGTTCTTGCAAAGCGCAACTCTGGATGCGTGGTATCTGGCAACACTGGCTTTGGGTGGGGCTGCAACCAAATTTTCTCTCGCATCAGTGGCACAGAAGGGCGGCTACTTGATGGCGATGGCGACATGGACCATAGACGCGGGTTACGGTGTCGATGACCTTGCCGTCTTTGTCACCAGCAACGGGGAGGTGATCGTATATCGCGGCACCGATCCGGCAAGTGCTTCGACATGGGCGCTGGTGGGCAATTGGCAGATTGGCGCCCCGGTAGGCAGGCGCTGCATGTACAAGTGGGCGGGTGATTTATTGATCATCACCCAGGACGGCGTGCAGCCCATGTCGGGGGCGCTGCAAAGCTCGCGCATCAATCCGCGCGTGAATCTGACTGACAAAATACAGCCAACGATCAGTGCCGCAATCACTCAATCATCTGGAAATTTCGGCTGGCAACTGATCTATAACCCCAACATCAACATGCTGATGCTGAATGTTCCGGTGCAGGAGCGCGTCAATCAGCAGCAGTATGTGATGAACACCGTGACGAAGGCATGGAGTGGGCCATTCACCGGCTGGAGTGCGAACTGCTGGGAGATGTTCAACAATGTGGCTTACTTTGGCGGCAATGAATTAGTGGGCTTGGCGTGGGAGAAAAATTCAGATGCAGGAGAGGATATTGACGCATCCGCGATACAGGCGTTCAACTACCTTGGGAAACCTGGCATACAAAAGCGCATGAATCTCTTTCAGCCGCTTTTCTATACCAACGGTTCTCCGTCCATTTTCGGCGGCGTTAACGTGGACTTCGATACGGTCATCAGCACTGAGCAAGTAATCGTGCAGCCTTCCCGATACGCGATGTGGGACTCAGCCATATGGGATCAATCGTTGTGGGCCCCGGATATTGATC